AGTTACCAATATGAATACACCAAAGAATTACTTAGATAAGTTCCTAACATACTTACCTAAACTAAGTGAAGTGTTTGATGTTGAGATATTAGTCAGTATGGAAAGCGTTGGTGAAAAAGCCGAGTATATCCGTAACGGCGTTAAGTGGGATAGATTTACTAGTAACATTGACAAAGTATTGAGTCATAAAGAATTAGAGTTTAGCTTTGGATTTATGCCTGCACTTAATGCATTAAGTATATCGTCACTTAAAGAGTTTGTGATGTATGCTGAGAGTTTATATCACAAGCACGGTAGACCTATTGCTATTAAACAAAGTGTAGTAACTTTTCCTAATCATCAAAGTCCATCTATATTGACCCCTGATTTTGCAAAATATATAGATGAATGTGTTGAGTATATGGACACAAAAAAAGACATTATGCCATTGGTACCTGATCAATATGGACAATGGATATCGTTTATGGATTTTATAAGTACCTTATCTGAAAGTATACGAAATAACACAACAGATAGGGATCATCAACGAAGAAAATTTTCTACCTGGTTTGATGATTTTGATGTACGTAGAAACATGAAGTTTACTGATACATTTCCCGAGTATACTGAATTTTATAATATGTGTAGGGGGTTACATGGATAAAAGAATTTTTAAAACGTTTGTAAACGATCAGATCATCAAAGGCTACGGCGATATGCATAGGGTTCCTATAGAGAACAAGAACAATATAGCAAAACTATTAGACAGCGAATTTGACTTCAAACTAACAGGCCTTGCTGATACAGAGCACACTGCCTTTCCTGAGTTCATAGAAAAATTAAAATCACAAGTTCCTGAAAACTTTTGCCTATATCCTTTTATCCATTTACAAATAGATCCAGATGGCCGTGCTAGACCCTGCTGTAAGTATAAAGTAGGCGACAGTGATTGGCAACAAGATGTTCCTAAGTTACCTGACGTTAACATAGAAGAACTGTGGAATCAACCTGAGTTACAAAACTTACGTGGACAATTTTTACGTAACGAAAAGCCTACTGGTTGCCATGCATGTTGGGATGAAGAAAAGGCCGGAATGAACAGTATGCGTAAAACGTATGATGACGGAGGTAAAACTCACCCTTCTTCTACATTCTTTTCTCATATTCCTAGGCAGTCTCCAAAGAGTCTTGATCTAAAATTAAGTAATCTTTGTAATTTAAAATGTAGAATTTGTACTCCATTCTTAAGCAGTCAATGGATTAAAGAACACAAAGACTTAGAACTATCAGACTCTAATGTTATTAAGATGTATACGGAGAACGCAAGAGAGAAATTCAGTGCGGATGCCAACAATGCTGAGATATTAAAAACTTGGGCAAAGAACATTGACCACTTAGAGTTTTACGGCGGTGAGCCTTTAATGCAACAAGAACATGATACTATCTTAGAAATCATTAATGAGTACGGTAATCCAGATATTACTAAGATATGGTATAATTCTAATGGTACTATTTGCAATGAAAAGTTTTTTGAAATATGGAAAAACTTTAGAGAAGTCACAATCAGTTTGAGCATTGATGACATTGGTCCTAGGTTTGAATATCAACGCATGAACGCCAAGTGGGACGAAGTACTGGCTAACATAGAGAAATTTAAATTGTTAAGAGAAAAGCACAATGTAAATTTAATCTTACAAATATACATTACTGTGGGCATATACAACGTTTATTATTTAGATGAAATACTAGAGCAGATGAAAACTAAATTCAAACTGCCTGTGGTGTTTAATCTTGTACATTATCCACATCACTATAGTCTAGTAAACTTTCCAGACTTTGTAAAGTCACAAATAGAAACCAAACTGCGATCTATTGATACTACCGAAATTGAATTTATTGACTGGAGTCCTACGATTGATAACATTATCAAATATATGTATGACAGAGCGTATGATCCTGCTGAATTAGAAAAGTTTTTTACCTATACACAAAAGCACGATACATATAGAAAACAATCGTTTAAAGAGACATTTAGTGAACTATATGAAATACTTAAACTATATGACGATAAAGATATTTTACTATGATACAAGTATTACCCGATAGTTTTTGCACACTGCCGTGGATTAATTTATCTACTGATGTTAACGGATCACTACGTCCTTGCTGTAAATTTGCACAACCAGAACTTACTAACGAATATCAACTACCTAATATGAAGGAAGGTAGTTTAGATGTATTATGGAATGACGTTAAGTTTCAAAATTTAAGGCAGGCATTCTTAGATGGTAAAAAGCCTAAAGAATGTCAAAGTTGCTGGAATGAAGAAGCGGCAGGTGTTTCTAGTTTTAGACTACAGTTTGCCAAAGACAAACATATCGATACAAGTCAAATGGAGTTTACCCCTATAGCATCTAGTGGACCTAAAGCACTAGATTTAAAGTTAAACAATGTATGTAATTTAAAATGTAGAATATGTGGACCACAGGCTAGTTCTACATTTTTAAAAGAACATCAAGAACAGTTTAATATAAAGATTGAAGATGGCGCCTATTGGATCTCTAATAAGATACTAGGAACTACAAACGAAGAAGTTATTAACGCTTGGTCGCAAGAATTAAAGCACATTGAGATAACAGGCGGAGAGCCCATGGCATCACCTGAAAACATCAAGATACTTGAATTGATTATTAAAAATGATTGTGCCAAAGATATTACAGTGTTGCTCAATACCAACGGCACGCTATACAACAAAAAGTTTATTGATCTGTTAACACAGTTTAAACAGGTTACACTATGTATATCTATTGATGACTTAGAACACAGACTAGAGTATGAGCGTTATCCGACTGAGTGGAATACTATATTGGAAAATATTGCCAAGTTTAAAACATTGGCTAGCACACATAAGAATATATGGTTAACATTGTGTCCCACAGTAAGCATATTCAATGTGTACTATTTACCGGAATACTTAGAATGGGCAAAAAGTACGGGTATTTGGATTTATTTTAATATTTTACACTACAATCCGTGTTACAGTATTAAAAACTTACCTCCTATGTTAAAGGAGATAGTGCTAACTAGAATTACTCACACAGAGTTTAGTGAGATACGAAATTTCTTAAACTTAGATTGTGAGGATGACAAACTAATTTACGAATTTATTGAAAATACAAAATCCTTTGATTCTATTAGAGGGCAATCATTTAATGATACATTTGGAATCTGGGGCGAACTAATTACAGGATATACTAATGAATAAATTATCACAAGAACAAATCTTAAAGTACAATGTCAAACGATCAGAGTTTGATAAGAATCGTACAATTAATACAACTAGTCCATGTGTTGCTCCGTTTAATAACATGTACTTTACAACAGAAGGCAGGGTTGCGCCTTGCTGGTTGTTAGTAGGACATTTAGATACATGGACTACTGAACGATCTATAAAAGACATTTGGTTTGGCGAAGCGTTTACCAAATATAGAAATAATTTAACAAACGGCATATTTGAAACAGACTGTCGGGTGTGTAAACAAAAGATTGAAGCAGACACTTGGCCGTTGGCTATGGCGTACGACGGCTTTACAGTTAAAGAGTATCCCACACTATTAGAATTAGAACTTAGTAACCAATGTAACCTTGAGTGTATCATGTGTGAAGGCCGCTTAAGTTCTGGCATAAGAAAGAATAGAGATAAACTTCCACCACTCCCGATGATATATGATGATTCTTTTGTTGAACAGTTAAAAGAGTTTATCCCACACTTAGAAGAACTAAGATTCAACGGTGGTGAACCATTCGCACAAAAGATTGTCTATGATATTTGTATGGTTGTTGCTGAACTTAATCCAAGACTACGTATTAATATAGCAACTAACGGAACTGTATATAATAAGCAAGTTCAAAAGATCATGGATAAATGTAACTTACATTTGAACATCAGCATAGATAGTTTAGAAAAAGAAAACTATGACTCCATTCGCATCAATGGAGACTTTGATGTATTAATGGAAAACTTCCAAAGGTTTAGAGATTATTGTAATTCAAACAATAGAGGATTGAGTGTGATGGTTAATCCTATGCGTAATAATTGGTGGGAGATGCCTAAATTCGTAGAATTTGCTACAAATAATAAAGTACACCTTTGGTATAATACTATACACCATCCTGAGCATTTAGGTATATGGAGTTTACCTAGCAAGGACCTCAGTGTAATTATACAAACACTTGAGTTAGAGGTTGAACGATTAAAACCTGAACCATTAACAGATAATTTTACAGCACTTGGCAATTGGGAAAAACTAGACCATTTTGTAAATAAACAAATTAGCAATTGGTACAACAAACAAATAGAAAGAGAACAAGAAACAAGTAAAAAAGTTATAGAAATAAAAATAGAATGATGAAGAAAATAATTTTTAATGGTTGTAGTTTTATGGCAGGCGATGAAATTGCCTGGGAACAGTATCGTAAAGAAGTGGGCAATGGATTAACTTGGGATCAGTTTTGTTCAGTTAAACAGACAAAAACTGATGCTGACGTAATATATTGGACTAACTATCAAAACATTTATAAAAGAAATTATAATTTACCTCAATTAGTAATAAATTCTTTAGGACTAAGTGTTGACAATAAAATTGATATTTCTACTGATGGAAAAAGCAATGATATGATTTCAATATCTACTATAAATTACATATTAAATATACCTCCGGAGGAACGAAAAAATTACCACGTGGTAATAGGCTGGACCAGTGTATACCGAGTTATGAAATATGCAAGCAAATATAAAAATTTTATGAATTTAAATGTTGGTCACTTGGGTAAGATAGTACCTGGTTCTGAAGATTTTATAGAATATATAACCGCAGTAATTATAAATGCAGATAAAGAAGATATTGCAATGAATTACTTTAAAAATGTAATAATGTTAGAGAATTTTTTATTAGCAAATAACATAACATACACCTTTTATAGAGCTATAGGGGCCGCTAGTGACTGTACAATGAGAGAACATAGGTTTGATCCTGGCCATATAATCGGAGCATTGCCGTTAGATAAAATTTCAAATGGTAATAATTGGATTAAATTTTACAACACTGATGCAAATCCAGTGATCGGCGAGTCTTGGACATCATTACATTTACATGACCAACCTAATAATTGGATTCGTGATGATAATAGTCATCCAAATGCAGCCATAGTTCTCACATTGGCTGGTATGATAAAAGATAAAATGTTAGAACAACAAGTACTAAATTAAGATTTTTGGATCAGCACTAACTTATCTACTTTTCTAACTAATTTCCAGCCTTGTTGGATAAGATTGTTAATTTCTTGATATACAGTAGGGCATACTGTTTCGTCATACAGATGAGCCATAATATATCCATTAGATTTAATGTAAGTAGTCCAATAATCTAAGGTCATTTTTAGTCTAGGGTTTTGGTGAATATCAATAATACACAAATCAACTTGCTGGTTCCACTGGTCGATATTTTCAATTAATTGAATATTTGAATAATTTTCGGTAATAGTTTTCCATGCTGCTTTTCCAGTCATATCATTTTTAAAATTGTTTTCTAATGTTGTTAGAAACTCTAATGCTTTAATTTCAGATATATCATTTTCTGTTGCCGCATCAACTAGTTGCTGTTTAATCCAAGACTGTGTACTGTCAAATTGATTCTTTAAAACTCCGTTATGAAATTCTTCAAAGCTGTTAATTTGGATGTTGCTGTTTGATCTAGCCATAATTGCCGCACGTCCTCCCAGTGTAGAATTTGTTTCTACAACTATGCTATTGTTTGGTAAACGATTAGTAAAATTTAGCAACATTTTACGTTCAGAAAGAGACAGAGAGGAAAAACAACTTTCCATAGGTAGAGTATTCTGTTGTACTATTGAAGAAGCAACTTTTGAACTATCAGCAGACATATAAAATATCTTATGTTGCCGTGTCTTTTTAGACTCTACCCATTTGCCGGTTTGTTTATACTCATAATTAAACTCCTCTATAGGCACTATAGCTCTATGAAGGTTGGTAAAGAAAAACTTAAAGTCTGTTTGATAATTTCCATCTTCATCAATTTTAAACCAAATATCTGCACTATATGAATGGCTATCCGGTGAGATTGCAAAGATAAAATCTTTATGATCTAGGTCTTTATTAAACTGTATTGAAATTTCATACCCACCTCGGACTCTCCACAACATTCTTAATAATCCAAAAACTTCATTCATTACGCTGTCGGCAAAGACTCCTTGCCCTGAGTTAATGATATTAAAATCAAAGTTTTCATATTCGACATTATCGTTAATATACTCTGAATCAAATTTAACAGAAAAGTGATCTGTAATCTCTCCTACTTTATGTACATTTGATAATATACCCCCACTTTCTTTACATAGATGTAGCCACATGTGCATTAGTTTAATTCTAATGTGTCTATGTACTCTTGTATTGGTAAAATCTAATGTATACCAACCGCCTAACCATGACTTGTCTCTAGGATTAATATTAAACTTTTCTCTATCGTCATATGCAGAACCGTGATTGTCTCCAAGTCCCGGGCCTGGGCTAACTGCATAGATTCTAGCTCTATGATTCCATAGCATATTAAAACTATGTGCAAATGCTTCTATATCCTCTCCGGGAGCACCGATAACCCAACAAGCGGATACTTTCATACCCACTGTATGTGAATCTATAATATTTTGGTTAATTTCTGCTACTGTATTCTTTTTATTAATGGCCAGTAGGACTTTATCACTCCCAGTTTCAATACCGTAGTTGAATCCCTGACATCCGGCACGTGCCATGAGTTGATAAAATTCTAAATCCATGCGACCGTCACAGCGAGCATATCCCCACCATGTAAACCCAAGATTTCTATCTACTAACTCCTCGCAAAATCTTTTAAATTCTTTTAAGTTTCCATTCATTAAACTATCAACAAATGAAACAAATCCAATTTCGTATTTTAAGACCTGATGTGCTAATTCATCTACTACATTACTTGCACCTCTGTCTCTAAATTTCCAATAGTATACTTCTGTGCAATAACTACATTTAGCAATACATCCTCTACTAATCTCAGCACAGATGCTGTTCTTACCCCAATACTTTTCTAAATCAAAATCACTATAGTCAGGATACGGAAGACTGTCAATATCAATACGGGTATCGCTGTATAGGCTACCAATTTTATAGTCTGTTGGTTTGACACCGTCTTCCCAGTTGTTTAAAAAGTCTAATATTGTTTGTTCGCTTTCACCGATAAAATAATAGTCTACACCTTCTGATGTTCTAAAATTACGTTCGTGACATTCTGGCCCACCAAAAATAATAGTAATATCAGGCCTGCGTTTTTTAATCTCAGTGACCATCCATTTTGTAGGAAGAATGTTTGTGTAGTATGTACTAAAACCTATAATATCTGGGTTATCTTTTAATAATAATTCTAAGTATTCTTTTAGAATAGGCTCGTAGGTAGGATGAATACGAGTATGGTAATCCCCTTCTTGCCACCACCAATAGTTAGCACCATTCCATGCATCTGCTAAATCAGGATTAGCATCTTTTAGTGCGTAATGAGATTCGACATTAAAATCAAATACTCTTAACGGATAACCCGACTCTCTTATTAAACTTGCTAGTCTAGCAAGATTATAAGGAGGCATATAGATAGCCCAACTTCCGAGTACACACAATGTAAATTTTGTTTTGCGAGTAGCATTGGAAAAGTCTACAGACTTTACATTTAGTCTAGGTTTTCGTATATTAGATGCTTCTATATTCTTAGGAATTAAATTTTGTGCAATCCACGTATCTTTGTCTAACATTTTTTAACTCGCTTTATAATCTTTTAATAGTTTAATATCATAACTATTTGCCGGGGTAATAGGGTAATGCCAGTTAACAAATGCAGAATCGCATCTAGTACCGCTGTCCCCTATCTTAATATTCATCTCTTCGGGAAAAAACTTCCCTAAGTTATCGTCATAGATTCCAGAATTTATTCTAGGTAAATTATTAGAAACTTTTTTTAGAATAATTCCTATCTCTCCCATATAATTAGCAATATGTATGTTTCTACAATCAAACCCAGCACATATCAAATGATATACTAATAACGAATGTGTATACTTATTATGATGTCCAAAACAACACCAAAGAATATCATCAGTCATATCATTATA